CGAATCAGCATTACATCGGCATCCACAACAAAGCCAGCAGCGACGGACTGCAGCCGTGCCCGGTCGCGGTCGGCCTCGACAAGGGCGGTGAGCCGTACATTCAACTGATCGAAGGGAAGAAAATCCGGATGATCGACTTGCGGGATCTGATCGACGGAGCTAAGAAATAGCAACTTTCAGAACGACCGTCTGTAAAGCCGGGACCGCACCTCGTTGGTGCGGTTCTTTTTTTGTTTGTCCGCCTGACAGATCAAGACGACGTATAGTTCTTCCGTCTTCTCGCTTTGCTCCGCGTTTGCTTCTCTCGGTTGCTTCGGGACTCGGCCATCGACACTCGCAGTCGGTGGCCGAGTTTTTTTAACTTCGGCTCATTTGAGCCGAAGTTGCCTTACCCCTCCTGCTCCGCGATCCGAACCAGCAGATCCAGATCGATTGACGAGCCGTACCGACTGGTCATCTCCAGCGAATCGTGCCCCAGCGCCACCCGCGCGCCGTCCAGCCCGTGATTCCTGCCGACCCGGTTCTTGGCCTCGTGCCTCAACAGGTAGGGGTGGAACCCCGTGATGCCGGCTCTTGCGGCGGCCTCGGAGACGCAGGCGGGATAGGTCTGGTTGGTGTAGGGTTTGCCGTAGCGATTGAGGAATACATGACCGGCAGCGGGAAGGTGCGGTTCGAGGACACGCCGAGCCTTCGGTCCGATGCCGACGACCCGCTGGTGCCCCCGCCAAGCGTTCTTGTGATTCTTGATCCGCCAGATCCAGGTCTGTTGCGTGCGGTCGATCTCCTCGACCTGCATGCCGCAGATCTCCCCGGTTCTGGCGCCGGTCCAGTATTGCACCAAGAGCATCGCCCGCACCGCCGGGCCGGCTTGACGGCAGACGGTCGCAAGATCCTGCCAGCTGCAACCCTCACGCTTCGGGGTCGGCTCGAAGCGTCGGTCGTTGGGTGCCAACGGTTCGATCTCCCGCAGTGCCGACCAGATCCCGTGCGGCAGCAAGCCGGCCTGCGACGCGCGGCGGAACAGGGTGCGGATTCGGGAAGTGCGGCGAGCGACGGCGACCAGCGACAGCCCCTGGTCGATCATCCGATCCCGAACGACGGTCAGTTCTCGAGGGGAGAAGTCACGCCCCCGCATCGGCCCGTAGAGTGTGGCCAGCAGGGTGAGGGGGATCCGGTACTGCTTGGCGTTGTCGGTGGTGTAGCGTTTGCCGGCCTCGCCCAGGAACCAATCGACCAACTGCTTGATCGTGTGGTCGGCTCTGAGCGGACCCACGTCGGCAAAGGGCCGGTCCAGCCCCAGCCGTTTGATCAATTCGTCGTAGTTCTTCTGCGCCGTCTCGGAGCCGAACGGCCCGAGGTAGTAATCCTTGTCGCGGACCCGGATTCTGGCCTGGCCGCTCTTGCGGTGGTGAAAGATTGTCGGTAACTTCTTCACTCGAACCTCCGGTACTCGAAAGTACCCGAGCCTTACTCGGGTACGGGCACGGCAACAAGCGAATGGATTTCCGTTGCCGAGCCGAGCAAATGACGGAACCGATGTGTCGCCATGAGACACGTCCGGGGTGAGTGATACCCGAAGAACGGCGCAGGGAAAAGTGGACGGAAGGTCACCAACGAAAAGAGGAGAGGCGATCGCCTCTCCTCTCGGTCATCCTGCCACGCGAAGCTCGGCAATCCTCTTCTTCCACTCCCTGAGCAGCAGGTCGCTGTTCCGTATCTCGGCAAGCTCCAGAAACAGACAGCGCAAATCGGAAGGAGAGATCCGGTGTACGCCCCCTTGCGATCCTGGCGGGATCAGTTCGATCGGAGTTCCCTTCGTGTTGAGGAATTGCCAATCGACCATACGAAGCATCGAGTGGGCGTACCAGAACGTATTCCCCCTGCCCCACCAAAGGACGGTCTTCCAGGTGCCGTCCTGTCTGGACAGCAGGAATCGAGCATCATTCGCCGCGCCCGGAATGCCGTTCTGTTCGTACCAATCGGCCAGCATCACCAGATCGACCGGGTCGTTTATGTTGACGGCACGCTCAACTTGCTCTCGGTTCACGATCTTGTCTTTTCTGTTGCAAAGCAAGAACCCCGGTGGTTGCCGGGGTTCTTGCTGTTTCATGGCTGGTTTCAGAATCGCGGGTTGTGATTGTGTCCGCGAGAGAATCCCTCTCGCAAGCATTCCGCAAGGAACTGCTCTGCCGCCTCGCGGGATGCGGCTTGCTGCCAGTTGCTTCCGATCGCGCCGACACCATCGTCCGGGGCGATGTCGGCCAACAGTTCGGCGGCGTTGTAGTAGATCATCCAGTCTTCCATCGTCAAATCCTCCGATTAGGCGAAGTGCTTGAAGGCGTCCGGGTTGGCAATAACCTGCTGCACTACTTCCCAGCCGGGGCAGTGCGGCCCGGCATGGTCGCAGTGTGCCGCCTCCCAACCCGTTGCGTGGGCGCGGCACGCCTCGGTGTTGGCCTTGAACAGCCCCTCGACCAATCGCCGGAGATCGTCCGGCAACTGCCAAGAATGACCGTCATATCCGTAGCTCCCGTGAGGCGCCCACATCTTCCCCGTGTCGGGGTGCGCACGAGTCGAGGGCAAGCAGATGCGGAAGGTGTATGGGTACAGATCCTTGAGGATTTCGTTGCGCCAGTCGCGGTAGTATTCGCGACTGACTCGAAGCGTCCCGATCTGAAACGGGGCGCCGTCCCACATCTTTCGGTGCCGCTCCAAAACAACCTCGATGCCATCCGGCGGCATGCCGGACGCATCCCGCGCGGCGTAGGTCTTGCCGGCAAAGCCGGCAAAGCATTTCGCGACACGCACAATCTCGGCCGGGTCTTCGGTGTGCCAGACCACCAGCCCGCCTTGCGGATTGCCGAGGATTCGGCTTTTGCATTCCGCCCACAGTTCCTTCACCCGGTCATCCCCGACATAAGTCGAGGTCATCATCGATTCGTACAACTCGGCAACGCTCATGACTGTCTTCCTCTCGGTTGAAACAACACCGGGGATACGCTCTCCCCGGCGCCGGAATTACAACTTCGGCTCAAATGAGCCGAAGTTCAGATCCATTTTCGGAAAATCGCATCGGCCGTTTTCTTGTCGGCCGGTTGGCTGATTTTCACCACCCGGAGAGTGTTCACGCTGCGGTCGAACTTTACCTTTACCGCAACATGCTGCCCATTCTGAACGGGCAGGGTAAGTACACCGACCCGCATGATGCGGTCCGGATACTCGGTGTAGATCATGTCGAATTCGATGCCGGCAACCCTGTGATCGAGTTCGACGCCGGCTTCCTGCGCTTCACGCAGGATCTTGTGACGGTTGTAGAGCGGCACGTCTTCCCGGCATTCCGCAATAGCTCGAGCCAGTGCCGCCTTGTCCGGAACCGGGACGGTTGCCGGGTTCGGATCGTAATCCTTGTGTCGCGGATAGATGTAGTCGTCGATATTGCTCGACCACTGTTTCAACTTCTCCTTCTCTGTTCGGCTGTAGATCTTCCTGACCCACACTTGGCCGTTCTCGCGTTCGGCGAAGACGATCCATCCGCCACCGATCTCTCGCTGGATCTGATCCATTTCGTTTCTCCCGACGGTTGCAACTTCGGCTCAAATGAGCCGAAGTTCTTTCTGTCTGAACGCGACATCAACTCAGAATGAACACATCCTCGCCGCGAAGATATCGACGAGCGTCGGTCAGGGTGAGGATCTCGCACACAAAAGCCCACCCCTCGCCGTCCCATTCGCCGACCGCCCAGGATTTTCGGTTGCCGGCGGTTCGGCTCCAGTGTGTTACGCGAAACTTGCCGTCCGGGGTTTCGTACACCCCGGAGGCTATTCGTTTCAACTTCACACCCCCACCAGCCGTAAAACTTCCCGAATCCGGACTGTGCGGTCGGACTGGTCGAGCAGTACAGTGCATCGCAGGGCACGCCCGTAGGCTACCGGAACGTCCACCGTGCCACGCAGTACGATTCGGGATCGATCCTCGGTGCTGATCTCGTCCGGTCCGTGGATGCCCAACTCGCCCCACGGGATGCGAGTCTTCTCGTCGGCCGGCTTGCTCGCCTCGTCATGAACGCGAGCGTTGCGGTCGTCCAGTTCGGCGGCTTCTCGCGTGTTCCGCTCGTGCAGTTCGGCCGCCGCTCGGAAGTCGTCCCGCAACTGATCCTCCCACCCCTCGAGCGGATGGCCGACGGGATATCGCGGCGTCTCGATCAACTTGCGGATGCTGCCCTGATACCGCCTCTGGAGGAACGCCACACTTACTTCGTCGTCATCCCCGAAACGGACGGTCAGGTGCCGGTCTTTGCTTGTGTATACGGTCATGGTTGCTTCTCCAACTTCGGCTCATTTGGTACAAAGTCAATCGGCCTGCTCGCGCCGAGCGGACGCGAACCCCAACAGAATCATGTCACGGGTGCATTGCCAGTCTTGCATCCACGCAAACCGGATGGTTTCTCCGGACCGGCAATCGGCATACTGCAGCAGTAGATCCAGAGCGATGCGTGCGATCGACTCGCACTTCGGAGCCGGAACGGAATCGGTGCCGGTCCACAAAGCCCGGATACGATGCATCTTCCAATCACTCGGATTCTTGTTGTCCATGATGTGATGCGTCGCGCGCACCACATCGGCCATCTGCTCTTCGGTCAGGGGCACAGGATCACCTTGCCTTTCCGCACATCCCAGGCGAGATTGCCGACCACCAGGTCGGCCTCCTCGTCCCGGCCGAGATCACGCAACTTGTCGGCTGCAATCAACTGGCACTCGCCCGTATCCTGAATCGACTGCTGCTCGATGAGAGCCTCCAACAGGAGACGGTCTACCTCCGATTCCCCCAGGCCGGAGAACAGCCGAACGACGGTTCCCCAATCGTCCTCGCCGGGCAGGATGTACTCGTCCGACGGGTTGGAATTCCACTGGTCGCAAGCGTAAATCCATTCCTTGCTGCTGATCCGGTAAACGACCCGTTCGGCATACCAACCGTATGCCGTGAAACTGGTATTCAGCGCGGCGCCGGTCACATACTTGCCCAGCCGCGGGCACAAGTATGCTGTCAGTTCCGAAACCATGGCCAACTTTCGCGAAACCCAACGACCGGACGCACTACTGAACAATGCCAGTTTCGTCAGGTGCGGCTTGAACTTCGGTTTGCTCTTGCGTTTGGTCTTCATCGTCGCGTCTCCTAATAGCCCATCCACTGACGGGCCGTCTTGCATTCGACCACTTCCCACGAGTAGGTGTTGTTCCAGTCGCTTTCGGTCGGCTCGTAACCGGCCTGGATCGTATGGTGGTAGATCGACAACTCGAGGTTGTCGTCGTCGGCACGATAAGAGGCGATTTCCTCGCATTCCTCTTCGGCCCCCTCGATGTCGTCATGCCACTTGGCCTGCACCAAGTCGTCGGCGCTGACCAGCGTACCGCCGTGATCGACGGACGCGGTCACGCGGTACTTCACCCACTCGCGCTTGACCGTGAACTGCTCGTGGATCGGATCCCCCTCGCGCACGCACTCGGATTCGTCGTCGAAACCCGCATCGGCCAAGGCGTCGGCCACGATGTCGCGTGGCGTATCCTCGGGAAATCGCAATCCCCCGATCACCACGGCAATCCCGATCTTGTTATCCTCGGTTGTCATCGCCGTTTCTCCCCCAACAGTTCGCCTACGGTCGTCATGAGCGCATCGGCAATGGCGGCCAGGCTATCGACGCGCGGGGCACGTTCCCCGGCCTCGATTTGGGATACCGTGGTCGATCCCACCCCCGCCGCTCGGGCGAGGTCGCGAACCGACCACCCCTTACGCTCCCGCGCCGCCCTGACCGTCTCCGCCAATCGCTTCGTGTCCATCGCCATAAAGAACCCCCTTTCAGCCGAAAACGGAACATGACGAGCATACCACGTCCCGTTTTCGGTGCAAGTCAACTTCGGCTCAAATGAACCGAAGTTGGGATGATCCCCCGGAATCGATGGTGTCTTGTCTGCTCTATCCTACGCCGTGGAATCGGAATGTCAACACCGATTCCACAGATTTATTCAGGGGGAATTGTGATCGGCTGGCCCGTCGAGGCAGGAAGGATCAGAATGGGACGGGATCGGAAGAGGTGGTGCCGGGCCAGCCGGGGGGATCGGCAGAGAACGGGGTCGGCGGCTGGCCCGTACAGGCAAGAATCAGACGGAGGCGAATCTCACCGAGTGCCCACGCCCGAACCGTGGCAACGGAGAGGGGGAATCGCTCCCGACGCAGCTGGCGGGAGATCTGCCGGTCCGAATATCCGCCCGCGCGTAGCTCGAGGATCCGGGATCCCCAGCGGCGCTGCGATTCGTTGACGGTCCATCCTTTGAGCGAATGCAGGTTGAACCCGTATCCGACCGGATAGTTTACCCTGTAGGCGCTGGTCTGGCCCGTCTCTGCTAAACGCATGCGCGCCACGCGCGCGATGCGTTTCCTTTGCTTGCCGATCTCTACCGTGTCCAGGATCCCTTGCAACCTGGCATGGCCGATAGGATCGGCCGAATCGATCCCGTCACGAACGGCAATCAACCGGATCCGGTCCCGATCGATCTGGCGCAGGAGGTTGACCAGATCGGCAGTACCGGACGATAGCTCGGCGAGGAACCGAACGGCCAAGCAATCACCGGGACGCCACTGACGGACGATCCGTCCACAACCCGGACGCAAGCGCCAATCGGTCGATGCCGTGGTTCCGGGATGCACCAACAGACCGGACCATACGTTGTGTCTCGCCGTTGTGCCTGCAATGTGATCTCGGATCAACCGCTCTACTTCCTCGCGATTCTCACGGTTCACAATGGCGTAGCAGTACAGGCGGCGCGGAGCAAGCATGGTTCGATCCCGAGTGAATCGACTAACTTCGGTTCAAATGATCCGAAGTTGTCAACGCACTCGGGATTGTAGCTTGCCTGGAGGAACGAGAAAACCCTGCAGGCGCTTGCCTGCAGGGTTGAACGGTCAGAATCCGGCAGCGCCCGTTGTGTCCATTCCCAGGTCGCTCATCAGGTGGTAGACTCGGTTGGCAGCGTAGTTCGGATGTTCCCAGATACCCTCCTCTTTCAGTTTTTCGACCGACAGCAATTCTGTCAGTCTCACCGATGTCGGCCGTTCATCGATCCGGATGTAGAGATCGTCCAAGTAATCAACCACGGTCGGCGCCGACTTTTGGTAGTGTCGGCATGCTTCTGTGATCAGTAATCGAATCGATTCCAGTGCGTCGAACATCATAGGTAATCTCCGGTTGATCTCCCCTAAATTCCAGGGGAGAAGGGTAAGGAATAATCAAACGGTCGGCAGCGGCACGCGCTTGCCTTCCCGTTTCTTGTCGGCTGCTTTCCCGTATCCGTACTCTCCCGCCTTCCGAAGTACCTGGATTGCTTTTGCTGCAGCCGTTCCGCTGGGCTGGGTGCCGTGAATCAACAGAGCAAACCGTTGCGTCGAACCGTAGGCGTGGGAATCATCGTGATCGATCGGCAAGCCCTTGTCCTCTGCTTCCTTTTCGGACAAGACGACTTCGGCGGTTCGCCAACCGCGGAGAACGGCCAGTTCATCAAACTTCGACCCCAACGAGAACACCCAACGGAAGTTGGGCGGAAACGAATCGATCCGGTCGAAGTGTTCGCCGCTCTTGGTGTAGCAGTAGAACACCAAGTCCGGCCGCGCACGCGCGGCGCCGATCCAGGCTTTCAGGTAGGACAGGCTGAAGAAATCGCCGCTAGCGTGGATCCGCACACGTTTGGTGTTTCGCGTGCGGACCGCGTCGATCGACGCGACAATCAATGCTGTCGTTTTGGCCACCCCGGTCCGAAGTGTCGCTTTGATCATGTCCAGGTTGTACCAATGCGCTTCCCGCGCTTGGGAATAACGCTCATCCGATGCCGCAAAGCATCGGAATTGCGTGTCCGGTCCGTCCGTCACTTTGCCTGTCTCCCGCGATGCTTTCGACAGGCACAAGGAAGCTCCCGGACATGTCCAGCCCGCGGGGAGATAGATCACGAGCGTATCGCGCTCGAGTTTTCCGTTTCCGATAGACAACTTCAAAAGGCTATTCATGATGATTGCTCCGTTTTCGGTACACTGTTTGCGTGAAGAGACAACTTCGGTTCAAATGAGCCGAAGTTGTTCGGGTTGATCGGATCGAGGATGCCGAACGTGATCCGTTCGGCAACCCACACAATCGCAGCTGTGATGACGATCGTGGTCATTCCTTCACCGACAACGGGAAGAACGCGGCGAGGAGTCGAACGGCGATCTCGTGAGACTTCGCTACGTTCGTTTCCGGCGCGAGAATCGACCACGGTCCGATTGTTGTCCTTCGGACCGCGGTGAGCGGAGCGTAGCAGGTCACGTTGTTGAACGTGACCGCGGTCACTGTGAATTCAATCGTTCGCTCGGTGAAGCAAACATGCAGTACCGTTCGGTACTTCCGCCAGTGTTCCGGGTAGTCGGTGTGGATCGGACGCAAGATCCGCTGACGCGCGAGCCGACCGATAACCCGGCAGCGCGTATGACTGAATTGCTGGGATCCCATCTCCCGCGCACGTTGAACGAGGTCGGTCACTTGGACGGTGATCCGCCAGCGGGTAGATTCTTCGTCCCGACCCTGTTCCTCGAGGTAGTCGGCGAAGATCAGGGCCGCGGTTCGATCCTTCCGAGCGGCGCGGAGAAGGGCGGATTCTTCTTTGTGTGTTGCGTTCATGCCATCACCTTTTCAGTCATGCTGTCCAACTTGTCAACCATGTTCCACGCAAGCCAGGCGAGCGTATAGGTCTGGCGCTCGAGGCTGTAATGCTCGATCGTGTAATCGTGGTTGATCCATTCGCCACGAACGTACCAAGAGCCGATCACATCATCGTTGTGACGAATCGCGGAGAACCATACTTCGCCATCCGGCGAAGCGTATCGGGCGGACTCGTTCGCCCATGCCGATTCGCATGCCTCTGCGACCATTGGAACGAGTCTCCACCATTTCGCGTGCTTCTCCTCGCCGCGCTCCTCGCAGTAGTCGGCCACGATGTGGCAGGCGGTCACATCGGCGCCCACTAACCATCCGTCGATCAATCGCAATCGTTCCCTGTCCATTGTGCTGTTCCCTTTCAGGTGCAGAGCAGACAAATAGAAGAGGGGAACCGTTCCCCTCGATCGCAATCATAGTATCGCGTGCGTTGCGTGTCAATGCACAAATTCCACAGACTCCGGGATTGCTCTGTTTCCAGGTAGGGAATCGTTCCCTCATTCTTCTATCCGCGCGCGTGAGACTCGGCGCCGGATCGGGATGGACGAGGGGAACAGGGGGGGACAGGATACCGTCTACTGTTCGCTCTGTTGGTTGCTCGTGAACAGGTAGAGGAACAAACAGTACAGGCAGGAACAGGGAACCACGAGTACGGAACGGAACACTGACCACGGGACAGATGGGGTGGTCTTGTGCTGTGGTCAGTGTTCCGTTGTCGGAGCGGATCGGGATATGCCATCGACCCCTACTCCTCTCCTCTCTGTCCTTCCCCTGTTCACGAACCACGAACAGGGAACGCCTACTCTCTACTCGTGAACACTGCATCGCAGTAGTGTCGGCACTGCTCACGAGCCGTGAGCCGCGGTTCGGTGCCAGGTACTGGTGTACAGTGGACGGCCGTCCCGGTCCGGACCCGGTGGGGGGCTGGCCCCCGCGTGGCGTGTGGGGATGGTGATATCCCTCCCGTGGATTTTTTCTCCAATCGAACCGGCCTCTCCAGACCTCCCGCAGCCTGCCACCGAACCAACTTCGGCTCATTTGATCCGAAGTTGCATGATGTCCGGTAAGGGGTGGTTATCGGTATCTCGGAAAAGGCGAGATGTATAGTGATGGCTGATATTGCGTGATTTTGACGCAAATGCGGGTCGGGAAGCGGGGGGAAGGATGACACTGGAGAACGAAGCGGGTGCAGTGCAGAGTGCCGGGGGTGTTCAGCAGAGTGCGCCGGTGCAGGGGAGTGTCGATACGGCATCGGTGCAATCGGCTTCGACTCCCGTGAGTTCTGCGCCGTCTTCTGTTTCGCAGACTGCGGAGCAGCAGGCGTTGTCGGTGCGGGATGCGTTGGCGAATTACGGGTTGGATCTCAGGCAGCATTTCAATGACGACCATGCGGCGCTGCAGCATTTGGTGTCGTTGGCTCGTCGGTTGCCCGAGCAGGAGCAGTTGGCGAGGTACGGGCAGGAATATCTGCGGCATGCCGACAAGTTTCAGAGTTGGTTGAGATCTCAGCAGGAGGCTGAACGGTCCAAGCAGCAACAGCAACCGTGGTTCAAGGCGCCGGAATACGATCCTTCGTGGTTGAACAAGTTGGTGCGGGATCCGGTGTCGGGTGAGTTGCGACCGGCACCGGGGGCGCCGCCGGATCTGGTGCAGAAGTACATTGCCTGGCACGAGCATCGGAACAGTTTTCTGGACAACCTGGCAAAGGATCCGATCGGGGCGATCAAGCCGGGACTCGAGGAGATGGTCAAGCAGATCACCTCGGAGATGATTCGGCAGAACATGGGGCAGTATCAGGAGCAGAGCCGGGCGAACTCGTTCGTTCAGCAGAATGCTTCGTGGCTCTACGAGACGAATGCCGAGGGAGTGCCGGTCCGGGACCAGTCGGGCAGGCCGCGGTTGTCGGAACTCGGGCAGCGGTTCGGTGCCTATGTGCAGCGTGCCCAATCGATGGGGTTGGTCGATACGGCGAGCCAGCAGGAATACGCGACGGCGATGCTGGAGCGGGATTGGTTCCGCCAGCAACAAAGCCGTCAGCAGCAAGCCTCGTCTTCCGCGCCGGTTGATCCGGCACAGGCGGTGAAGCAGCAGTTCATTGCGGATCGGCAAGCCAACGGAAGCGGAAATCTCCAGGCACCGCCGGGCAATACCAACGGTCAGGTCAAGCCTGCCGGCCTCAATCAGAGGGGTCTGCAGGAGATGATGCTTCAGGAAATGAAGGCGGCCGGTTACTGAGAATAACTTCGGCTCAAATGAGCCGAAGTCGAGGGGGTTCCGCTATCCAGCCACCGGGTGAGCGGGCGAAAGGGGGAGGAGAAGGATGGCGGACACCTGGGAGCGGATCGTCAATACGACGATCCACAAGTATCTGCGGGACGTGGAAGTGGGCGTCCTCCGCAACCGTAAAGTGACGGCGATGTTGCGGGAGAAGGGGCGAATCACCTTCAACCATTCCGGCGACCTGATGGATTGGAAGGTGCGCTACAAGCGCGCTGCGATGCAGGGGTATGCCGACATGGATACCCTGACGTTCAGCCGTCAGAACCGTTGGAAGACGGCGCAGTTGGATTGGCGTGGCTATGCCGCGACCGACTCGACCACCAAGAAGGAAAAGTTGCAGAACAAGGGGACCGAGGCGATCGTCAAGGTCTTCTCGGAAATCGCTTCCAACCTCATGGAGGACATGGAAGACCAGTTCGGCGACGAGATCTACATCGACGGAAACGCGACGGGTAACTCCAAGCGTATCCACGGTCTGGAATCTTTCCTGGGCAACACCACTCCCGCCGCGGCGGGTTATGTGGCGCCGCCGTCGGACACCTATGCGGGGATTCTGACGGACCTCGGCAACTACGGTGGCAGTTGGTCGCAGAACGGTTCGAGTCAGGTCGAATGGCCGACCGGCACGGGCGACGCGCACTACGACTTCTGGTCGCCGCTGATCGTGGACTACACCGACACGGCGTGGTCAGCCACCACCAAGACGTGGCCCAATACCTGCCGCGAGGCGTTGCGATACGGCATCATCAAGGGTCGCCGCAACAAGAGCAAGCGCGGCTACCTCGACATGATCATGTTGGAAAACGAGTTGTTCCGGCAACTCGAGGAGAAGATCGAGGCCAACGAGCGATTGGTCGTCAATCGTGGCGAGAGCATCAGCCTGGTGCAACTCGGCTTCACCGACACGATCATGTACGAGGGTGTCGAGGTCGGCTACGAGTACGGTATCCCGACGGGCTTGGGGTACGGGTTGTGTACGGAGTGCATGGAGCTTTGCTCGCTGCAGGCCAATATGTTCGTGCCGGAAGGGCCGGACTACGACATCAGCACCCAGAGCTATCGTTTTTCGATCGACTTCTTCGGCAATCTGAAGGTCGCCTCTCCGCGCAATTTCGTGAAGTGGAAAGCCGTCACCTGAGAACGTGATTCGGTGGCGTTTTCTACTTCCATGGGGTTCCGAACAGAAGGAGCGAGGAATGTCTCGCGATGTTGCCCCGCCTTTTCCGCGGGGAGAATACTCGACTCAGTCGGGTGCGTTCGATCATCTGGTGGGCAAGGAGTGGGTTTTCGAGGATCTCGACTACACCCAATCCGCCTCCAACATGGGTGCCCGCAAGCACCGGACCGGCCGCTACGTTCACTGCCGACTTGTGAAGAACAGCGCCGGTGCCGCGCTGCTTCCCAAGCGGGTAGTGCGGTTCAAAGTGTCGGGCACCGCTTACGGCGCCGAAGTGGACGGCTACGTTCGCACCACGGCGGAACGCGGCTATCCCGTTGACGAGTTCCTGCCGGCGGCCGGCGTGCCCGACGGCGGGTACTTCTGGATCGTGGTTCGCGGACCGGCCATGGTGATCACGCCGTTGGCCGGAACCGAGTTCAACGGGGACATCACCGAAGGCACCGTGCTGGTGGCGCTGACCGCCATCACTTCGGGTGCCACCACGTCGGGTCGGCTGGCGGTGCAGAACATTACCGGCAGCACCCAGACCAGCGACTATTCGTTCATCCTCAGCCAGGCCGAGAACTATGTCGGCCGGGCACTCAGTGCCAAGACGACCGGAAACACCAATGCCGATCTTCTGATCGAAGTCGGCCGGTGGTGAGATTGCCCGTCCCGACCGGACCGTTCGGCGTGGGCGGTTCGCAGAAGGGCTTAGTAATCCTTTCACCTTCTGTGTGACGGTTCCGGTCGGGCGGGCAGTAACTTCGGCTCATTTGATACAAAGTGGAGTGTTCCATGGCTGAATACCTGTTGGGTACGGACAATCGCACTCCGCTGGATCTCTACCGCGTTGCGATCAGTGCCGCCTCGGCGACCGACAACACTCTGGTCGCGGCGGTATCGGGCAAGAAGATCCGGGTGCTTCAGATGCACTACGGACCGGCCAGCAGTACAGCCATCAAGTTCAAGAGCGGCGCCTCGACGGATCTGACGGGCGCTATAACCACGGCCACGCCTCAGACGTTACCGTTTTCGCCGGTCGGCTGGTACGAAACCGCGGCCGGCGAGGCGTTCGTGATGAATCTGGGCGGGGCCGTGCAGACATCGGGAAGTCTGGTTTACATCCTCATCTAACCCTTGGAGCGGAGCCACCCCGTGCCGAAGGTAAGCATTCTGTTCGCTCGTTTCCCTTACGGGGGCAACGAGTCGTATCAATCCGCCAACTGGATGATCGAGACGATCGTCAAGGCGAAGGCCGATCCCCGGATCTGTAGCGTTGACCACATGGAGGTCAACGACACGCCGATCACCATGTCGCGGAACCGGGTGCTGAAAGCGTGCCTGGACCGCAAGATCGATCTGGTCTGCATGCTCGACTCCGACATGCATCCGGATCTCTACAAGGGGACGCGCAACGCGGTTCCGTTCTGGGACACGTCGCTCGACTTCGTGCTGAACCATGACGGACCGTCGGTCATCGGCGCGCCTTATTGCGGACCGCCTCCCGTCGAGAACATCTACGTCTTCCGGTGGGCGAACCAGCAGTCCGACCATCCCAACCCGGATCTGAAGATCGAGCAGTACAGCCGCGAGGAAGCCGCGGTCAGAACCGGCATCGAAGAGGTGGCGGCGCTGCCGACGGGGTTGATCCTCATCGACATGCGGGCGATCTCCAGGCTGAAGCCGGCCTGGTTCGATTACGAGTACGAGGATCCGCCTTTCAACACGAAGAAGGCGACCACCGAGGATGTCTTCTTTACGCGGAACTTGTCGCTGGCCGGCGTTCCGCAGTACGTCAACTGGTCGGCTTGGGCGGGGCACATCAAGCAGAAGACCGTCGGCATGCCGCAATTCCTCGGCGCCGATCAGGTTCGCAAGGAATTCAGGGACGCCCTTACGCGACCGGCTGTCCGCGAAGGTCGGCTGGTCGATGTTTCACCGGCCAACGGATTCGGAGAGTCTGATGCTGAACGCCGTGATGCTCGTCGCACAGGCCGCTCAAGACGTTCCCAAGTCGCTGAGTGAGCGACTGGTCGATTACGGACTTCAGGGCATCCTGATCGCCGTAATCGTCTCGATGACCTGGGCACTCCTGCGGAAAACCCTGGATTCCCGAGAGTCCGATCTGGCCTGGCACCGGGCGGAACTGGACAAGAAACGCCAGGAATATCTCGGAGCGCTCAAGGAACAGCAGCAGACCTACAAGTCGAGCCTCGAACAGCAGCAGAAGGTGTTCGAGGCCAGCCTCGAGCAGCAGCAGGAAATGTTCAAAGCGTCGATGGAAAAGATGACCGCCGCCATCTGCTCGCGACTCGACCATGTGGATCGGGAGATGGATGCGATCCGCCAGCGTATCGAAGCCAAAACCGAGAGAAAGACATGATTCGCGGCGCCGTTCTGCTTCTGTTACTTGCCTGCTCGCCGCTCTTCGCCCAGTTGCGGGTGAGCGGCGAAACCAAGGTGCCTCGTGACCGGATCGTGCGACTGACCGCCGAGAATGCCGCCGACGCGGCGCTGATCTGGGATGTGGATCGCGAAGACAGCGTGGACATCGAGGAGATCGGCAACCGCCTGCTCTTCACCGGTCCGCCGGGCACCTACAAGATCAAGTGCCGAGCGTTCCGGATCAAGGAAGGCAAGACATCGGTCGAGTCGGCCAGGGTGACGGTGGTTATCGGCGCGGGTACTCCCGACCCGTTTCCTCCCGATCCGAATCCTCCCAATCCCAAGCCGGATCCGGTGCCGCCGGAACCGGAGAAGCCGGCCAAGGCGTGGTTGGTGGTGATCGAGGAGACGGCCGACGCCGCCAAGGATCGAGGACGTTACTTCCGCGACAAGGGGATAACGGACTACCTGAAATCCAAGGGTTGGAAGCCGAGGATCTTCGACAAGGACGTGGTGGATCCCACAGGAAAGACACCTGCGGACCTGGCGCCGTGGCTCGCCCTGGTCAAGTCGCAGAAGTTGCCGTGGTTCTTCATCGTGGATCAGACCGGTTTGATCCGGGACAAGGGAGAACTGCCGAGCGATCCGGCTGACCTGCTCGCTCGACTCAAGAAGATCGGAGGCTAGGGTGATCAAGTTCGTCGATTCGACCGGGCACGAACGGTATCTCGGCAACCTGATCCACCAGGGGCCGCCCCGTCTGATGTGGCGCACCTTCGGCGATGCTCCCGAGGCCAGGATCATCCCGCGGTCGGAATGGGACAGCTTGGTTCCCGACGAGGACGATGAATACTCGCCGTATCTGCCGCCGGTCCACGATCAGGACGGCATCGGCATGTGCAACGCCAGCGCCACGGTGGCGGCCATGGAGTACCAGCGTGCCTTGCAGGGGCTGGACTACGTCGCCTTGTCCGGTGGCGATCTCTACGGTCGGATCAACGGCGGCTTCGATTCGGGCAGCATGCTCGAGGACGGCTTGGCCGAGTCGATGCGGGGCGGTGTCTGCTCGACTGCCGAATGCAAGTACCTCGATTGGCGACAGGGACGGCGCGGATCGAGCGAGCAGACCGAGGCCCGCAAGCGGTTCCGGGTGTTGGAAGCATGGCTCTGTCCGTCCTTCGACGCCTGCTACTCGGCCGTCCTGCAGGGCTTCAGCCTGATCTCCGGAATCATGTGGCGACGAAACTACGAGCCGGATTCCAAGGGCTGGCTTCCCAATGGCGGATCCGGTGGTGGCGGCCATGCGGTCATGGGTTACAAGCCGACCCGACGCGGCAAACAGTACGGGATCTGGCATCAGAACTCGTGGTCGGCCGGTTGGGGACGCAACGGCCGTTGCGTGTTTCCCGAGGCGGTCTACGGCGGACCCGTGGGGGGTTGGTGGGCGGTCCGCCAGGTGGTGACGGAGCAAGGCGACGTGCCCGCTCCGCGGAGTTGAACGACAACTTCGGCTCAAATGAGCCGAAGTTGAGGAAAGGAAGAGGTTATGCCTTCTCACAATCTGCCCGAGTACCAGACGGTGTTTCCCGAAGGCGCCGTCACCGTGCTGCTCGACTGGCTGCGCGGTTCGCCGGCCGTCGATCTTCCCTGCCTGGTGCGGGCGGGCTACTTCGTTCTGGGGTATGCGTTGGGCCAGTTGCTGCCCGACCAGCATACCGAACTGGCTGTCAAATGCTCCGCGACCGGGGTTCCCGCCTCGAGCGACATCCTGGCCAAGCAGGAACTGACCGACGTCTTGGAGCAGGTGGTCAAGTGCCACAAGTCGGTTCACTCGACGGTCGCCGTCGGTGAGAACGCCCAGATCAACTGGCTGCCCATCGTCATGACGGTGCTGCAGTTGATCCAGCAGTTCCTCAAGAAGTAATCCGTTGTCCCCGGTGCGAGGTGACGAACATGGAAGCGATCGTGCTGCTTCTGCTGATTTTCGGTGAAGCCGTTCCCGGACCCGTGGAACCATTGCCGTTTCCACGGGAACCGGAGTGCGCGTTTTGCCGGGATTGCGTCTGCGGGTGTCGCGGCGGTGCAATCTGCACCTGCGAGCGACGGGACGAGCCGAATGCCTGCCGCTCTTCTTCCGTGTTCGTCGGGTCGGTTTACGCGCAACCGACCATGGCCCGTCCGGCGGCGTCGGTCCTTCCCGCTGCTGCCGTCGTCGGTACGGGCCACCGCTTCGCTTCTCCGGGGAGTTATTCCCCTTATGTCGGGAGTCCGACTCCCTATGTATGGAGTCCCCGGCCTTATGTACGGAGTCCGGTGCCGACAACTCCGTACATACCGGCGCAGACCTACAGGCAACCGGCCATGCTGTCGTCGCCGGTCCGGTATTCGGGGTCGCAGGCCAATTGCTGAAGGTGAGCGGCTGCGGGCGGTCGCTCGCAACTTCGGCTCATTTGGTACAAAGTCGGGGATCTTATGGCGAAAGACAGGGCGGTCGAGACGGCCGAGAAGAAAGTGAAGGCGATCATGCGGTCGGAGCTTTCCAAGCTCCCGCAGGTCGCCGAGGTGCTGTCCTACTTCCTGCATTATGCCGGCGGCCCCTCCGAATTGGCCCGCCTGCTCTGGGAGGAATTCAAGTCGGCCAAGCCGGGATCGAGCATCAAGCAAAGGACGCTCGACATGATCGTCAAGATGCTCACCTTCGTCAACGCGACGGAGGGAACCAAGCGTGACACCGAGCATATGGAAGACGACGAGATCGAACGCGAGATGCTGGAGATCGTTCGCAGCGTACCCGAGGCGGTACTGGATTCGGATGCGGAGGGCGGCGATGCCGAGGAAGAAGAAGACTCCGGGGATCACTCCTGAAGCGGTCGTGGCGCCGGCCGCCGAGCCGCCGCACGGCCAGCCGAAACTGCCGACCGGCAACCCTACCGAGGATCTGCTCTCGCTACTCCAAGAACCATCAGGCGTCGAACTGCTCGACGAGGCGATGCGGTTCGGCCGCGACTGGCTTGATGCCGTCACGGCTATTCGCGCTCGTGAACTGTCGGCCGAGCGAGCCAAGAGAAGGCGGGCGGCGTTGCGTGTCTACGAGCCGCTGGAGACGCAGAAGGAGTTTCACGCCTCGCGGGCGCCGACGGCGCTGATCCGCGGCTCCAACCGATCGGGCAAGACGCTGGCGGCAGCGGTCGAGGTCGCTCGGGCGGTAACCGGTCAGGATCCGCACAAGAAGTATCCCGAAAGGGACGGCATCTGCTTTGCTGTCGGCAAGGATCTCAAGCATATCGGTCAGGTCATGTGGCGGAAGTTGGCCCGCCCCGGTGCGATTCGCGTTATCAAGGACGGCTCGGGAGCGTGGAGAGCCTGGCGTCCCTGGATCCCGGAGGATCTGGCGAGGAAGGCGGAAACCCGGCCCTCGCCGCCGCTGATTCCGGCGCGGATGATCAAGGAGGTGGCCTGGGAGAACAAGAAGGAGCAGATCCCGGTCCTGGTGCGACTGACCAACGGCTGGGAGATTCACTTCTTCTCGAGTCTCGGCAAGCCGCCGCAGGGGTCGGCCATCGATCTGTGGTGGTTCGACGAGGAAATCGTCGATCCGGAATGGTTCCCGGAACTTTCCGGTCGCGTGCTGGACCGGCGCGGAAGAGGGATCTGGTCGGCTACTCCGCAGGCGGGCACCGATCAGTTGTTCGAGTTGCACGAGAAGGCCGAGAAGGAACGGCTGCACAAGCCGAAGGAAGAGCGGCTGGTCGAGGAGTTCGTTGCGCTGCTCTCGGACAACCCGCACATCGGGGAGAAAGAGAAGCAGATCTTCGAGGAGATGCTCGACGACGAGGGCAAGCGGGTCCGCATCGGCGGCGACTTTGCACTGTTGGGGTACAAGATCTACCCGCAGTTCAACATGTCGATTCACGGCATCCGGGATACGATGCCCGATCGCAACTGGTGCTACTACGCCTACGTCGATCCCGGCCATTCGGTCTGCGCCGTTCTCTTTGTGGCTATTCCGCCGCCGGATCTGCCGAGCATGAACCTGCTCTACGACGAGCTTTACATTCCCGAGTGCAACGCCTGGAAGTTCGCCGATGCCATGAAGCACAAGACCGAGGGCATCTGCTTTCAGGAGTTCGTCATGGATCGCCACATGGCCATCCATACGGAGTTGGGCATCGGCAAGACGGTCATGCAGCAGTACAGCGAGGAGCTTGCCAAGCGGGGTGTCAAAAGCGTGGCGACCGTCTCTTCGTTCCGGCTGGCCTCCGACAACATCGAAGCCGGCATCATGGCGGTTCAGGGGCTGTTGCGGATCCGCGACGACGGCACGCCGAAACTGCGGGTGGCTTACGACCGACTGCCCAACTTCGAGTACGAGATCCGGCGTTATCACCGCAAGCGGGTCGGTGGCGTCATTACCGACAAGCCCGATGCCAAGCGAAGCAACCACCTGATGGACAACCTGCGGTACATGGCGATGCACGATCCGCGCTGGATCCAGCCTCCCCACAACCGCAAATCGCTGACGGGTGCCCGGCTCTATGTAAAGCAGAAACAGGATCGGAAGCGAAAGCGAAACGGTGAATCGGGCGGGGTCAATTTCGGACCGGGAAATTGACTTCGGCTCAAATGAACCGAAGTTGAGCGGGGAAACAATGCAGATCGACAACGAAACCCTGGCCATTACCCTCTACCGGGCGGTTCGCAATGCGGTTCACGCCTTTACCGGAACGCTCGACAAGGATTGGGACGAGGCCCAGGACAGCCACAAGACGATGTTCCTGATCGTAGCTCTTCGGGGGCCGGACGTTATCGAGTATTCCGAGGGCCAACCGATCGCCGGCATCGCAGCGAGGCTTTACGCCCTCGCTCATTGTGAGCCGACCACGTCGCTGGAATACTGGCAAAATTCCACCGACCGGATCACCTGTTTGGTTTGGGAAGTGGTGGCGCGGTATCTGGCGATGATCGTGGACAGCGACGAGTTGAACGATCTGGGGCAGGCCGAGCAGTTTTGGTTCGATTGGGCGAAAAGGAAGCGGGAAAGTTATGAGCAAGCCGAAAATCGGGCAGATCGTGTGGTGGTATCCGCAGGGTGACACCAACCAGACACCGTTGGCCGCGGTGGTGACGCGGGTCGGTTTCGACAGCCTGAACCTCAACATCTTCGCGCCCAACAGCGTGAACATGCTGATCCGCGACGGGGTGAGGCACAAGAGCGATCCGCGGAGTCGTTCCGATGACATGCGGGAGAGCGGTTGCTGGGAGTATCCCGAGTGCGAACCGAAACCCGAAGAGCCGAAGATCAAGGAGTTCGAGGACGAACGCAAGATCGTTCGCTCGGAACGGGTGGCCAAGTAACTTCGGCTCATTTGATACGAAGTGAGGATTATCGATGAGCGATGCACTGCGGTCGATCACCGGCGCCTGGATGAAGAAGATCCGGCTGGCCATCGACTGGAAGGCCAAGGAGTTTCAGGACGACGCCGACGAGTGCATGCGCTTTTTCGACGGTCCTTATGATTGGCTGTACCAGGGCTGGCGACAGGGCGGCTCGCGCGGCTTCGATTGGGGCGAAGGCGACGACAATCCGTTGCCTTCTCCCTCCTCGCGCATGACTGTCAACAAAGTGGCCGAACTGGTTCAACTCTTCGGACCGGCGCTCTACCACAGAAACCCGGTCCGCAAGGTGATCCCCCGCAAGATCGTCGAGCCGGTTCCCGAACTGTTCGGCGACGTGAATACCGATCCGAACGCCGCCATGATGTTCCAGCAGGCGATGAGTACCGCCGGCCAGCAGATCATGGCGGATGCGCTGCGGGCCGATCTCCTCGAGAAATATCTGGGCTACACGCCGGCCGCTCTGGACTTGAAGGAAGAAGCCAGGTCGGCGATCGACGAGGCGTTGATCAAGGGGGCGGGTTGTCTGTGGACGGGCAAGTATTCACCGGAAGGAAGCCGGGGATCGTTCGCCGGCACCTTCTTCGATTCGGTGGACAATCTGGTTCTCGATCCCGACGCCAACAAGATGCGGGATGTCCGCTGGATCGCCCGCAAGCACACGCATCCGGCCTGGTACGTCGAACGACTCTTCGGTCTGGCGCCGGATACCTTCCGCGGCTTCGCCCATCAGGAGTCGTACACCCGGCAGTCGGAGACGGCCGATCGGGACGGCGATTGGAAACGACGTCAGGGGCAGACGGCCGATCTGGTGGTCTATTGGGAGATCTGGTCGCGGATGGGGCTGGGCGGTCGGCTTTCGGGAATCCCCAACGAGGATCGACAGAAGTTCGATACGCTCGGCGACTATGTTCGGCTGGTGATTACCGACACCATTCCATGGCCGCTCAATCTGCCGCCTCCCTTGTGCGATCTGCTCACCCAGCAGCAGGAGATGGTGCCGGCCGACGTGATGGGGCAGATCACCCAGCGGATGACCTGGGATACCCCGTATTGGGCCGATGACAGCTGGCCGGTTACGCTGATCAAGTTCCACAACCGGCCCGGCAAATTGTGGCCGATGAGCCATATGAAGCCGGGTATGGGGGAACTCAAGTTTCTCAACTGGGCGTGGAGCTTCCTGGCCAACAAGGTGAAGATCGCCACTCGGGACTTTCTGGCCATCGCCAAGAGTGCCGGTGAGGAACTCAAGGAGCGAATCAAGCACGGCGCGGATTACACGATCATCGAGATCGAGGCGATCCACGGCAGCATCGACAAGGTAGTTCAGTTCCTCCAGTATCCCGGCTTCAACCCCGAGATCTGGAAGGTGATCGAAGGGGTAACCCTCAACTTCGAGCGCCGGGTCGGATTGACGGAGTTGATCTACGGCTTGTCGTCCCGCCAGATGCGGTCGGCTCAGGAAGCCAGCATCAAATCCGATGCGATCAGCGTTCGGCCCGACGAGATGGCCAACCGGGTCGAGGATGCCATGACGGAGGTGGCTCGCAAGGAGGCGTTCGCCGCCCGCTGGCATCTGCGGGGGCCGGATGTCGAACGGGTTCTGGGACCGCTGGGCGCTCAGGTCTGGGAGCAGGTGATGGTCACCTCCGATCCCGGCGCCGTTTTGCATCAGTTGGAATACCGCATCGAGGCCAACTCCGCTCGGAAGCCGAACAAGGCGGCCGATCAGGAGAAGATGAAGGAAGCGATGCAGAATCTGTTCCAGCCGATCCTGCAGTATTCGATGTCCTCGGGCGATGTCAATCCGATCAACGCCCTGATGCGCGATTGGGCCAAGAGTATCGACCTGGAAGCCGAGGCGTACCTGTTCCAGCCGCCGCCTCCGCCACCGATGCCGGCCGGTCCGCAACAAGCACCGCCTGCTTGAACTTCGGCTCATTTGATACGAAGTGGGGTGAGTTATGGGCTACCTGATGGATGCGCTGCACGGTGTCGGCTCCGCTTTGGCGGCACCGGGCGACTACACACGGGGTCTTCTGGCCGGCACTCCGGGGGAACGGGTCGATCCGCGCGGCCTGCTCTCCTCCTGGGGTTTGGCCGATCCCGACGAGGGCGGATTCCTGGCCGGCTTGCGGGATTTCGGGGTGGGCATGTTGACCGATCCATTGACGTATGCCGGTGGCTTGGCCGGCACGAAGGCGGCCGGCAATCTCTTCGCCAAGTTCGGCCCTCGTTACGGCGACAACGCCTCCAAGATCGGTCGCTTGGCGTTGCCTGTCGGCGAGGATCTGCCCGGCGGCGTTCAGGCGTTCCACGAAGCGATGAACTCACCGGCCCGCAGCGCCATTCTGCACGAGATCCCCGAGGGGAGTCGCTTTTTGGGAGCCGGTGCCGAGAGTGTGAACTTCCGAACGCCGGCCAACGATGTGGTCAAGGTGCTGCAGCACAATCCCAGGGCGGCCACGGGTATTCCCGAGGTGGAAGGGGTGATCCAGCCGAGCCGGCGGGTGCTTCACGGCAACTACGAGGTGAACCGGGTGCCGCTGGCGCGCAACGTGGGCGACCCCGAACTGTATTCGGCAAACGCCGAACGGTTGCGGGAGACGCTCGGGAACCGGGGCATCGACGTGTTCGATCTGAAGCCGGAAGATCTGGGGTTGGTCGGTGGCAAGCCGACCATTCTGGACATGGGCAGCATCGATCCGGGGACAGCGCTACCCTGGAAGCCGATCACGGGTCAGCCGACGGCGCCGTGGCTCGCTTCGGGTGCCATGGCGGGGTCAAGCAGTCCTGCTCTGTTGCAGGCGTTGTTGGGGAGATAGGAGCAACCATGGAGTGGCCGGTAATCAGCAACCATCCCGAGATCCAGCAGGCTTACGAGGGGATGCGCCGAAAGGGCGAGTCGCACCGGATGGCCGAAATGCTGGCTCTCCAGTGCCCTCCGATGTCGGACACCGACCGGGAATTTCTGGAGGGCCACTGTAACGGCAACCAGTTCGAGAAGACCTTGGGACTCGGCAACTATTACGGGCGGGTGGCCAAGGAGCAAGGGTTCAGCACTACCGGAAAGGTATATCTTTCCGGCCTGGCACGCTACCCCGGTGACCCGGAAGCCTGGGTTTCCGGAAAGGGTGACGTGAAACGTGTGATCGAGCAACGCGGCTGGTCATGCCGGGGAGCGGTCAACATCAAGGGCGAGGTGAAGCCGCCGAGCGGCGGGGGAATCGCCTCGAGCCTGGTCACCGAGAAGGTGGCCGAGATGGTCGAGCAGCAACCGGAACTGGCGAGGCGGCCGGTCGAGGAGTTGCGGGAGCGGGTGGTCGATCGCTTCGCCCCGCCGGAAGCCAAGCGGGAGATCGAAGGGTAACTTCGGCTCATTTGATACAAAGTCGGAGATGCGATGGCCGGACCGAAGATCGCGGATCGGGTGAAGGATACGACGGTGACGACGGGCACGGGCACCTTGACGCTCGACGCCTCGCCGCCGACGGGCTACCGCGCCTTCGGATCGGTTCTTTCGAGCGGCGACACGGTGATTTATACCATCGAGCATCAGACGCTCGGCGAATGGGAAGTGGGGATCGGCACCTACACCTCCTCGGGGACCACTCTGTCGAGGGATACGATCCTGTCTTCGAGTAACTCCGGATCGGCGACCAACTTCTCTTCGGGCACCAAGAACGTCTTCATCGCGCCGGTAACCGATCTGATCGGCCGACTCTATTCGACCAGTGCCGCTTACAGTTCGCTGGCCTCGTATCTGGCCGGGCGACTGCTTCTGCCGACCGACGGCTTGGCGATCCATCGCGACAGCGGATCGGCGCTCGAACATTGGGGGCCGATCTGGAAACTGACGCCGCCCTCGAGCGGTTCGTTCAGTTGGGTCAACCAGGGTTCAGCCACGCTGACGGCGGACCACAAGGGGTTCATCCTTCTGGAGACACCTTCGAGCGGCGCCGACGATCTGCACATCCGGATCAAGTCGGCACCCTCGACTCCGTACACGATCACCACGGCGTGGCTTCCCAATCTGTATCCCGGCAACTATTCGATGTGCGGTCTGGTCTGGCGGGACTCGGCCAGCAGCAAGTTGCAGTCGCACATGATCGTCCGGAGCAATACCGCGGCATCGACACTGGGCATTCAGGTATCGAGGTACAGCGGGCCGACGGGTTATCTGTCGAACGACGCCTTCGTGGATGCGGCGACTCTGTGCCTGGGGGGCGGACCGGTCTGGTTGCGGATCGCCGATGACGGGTCGAACCGGGCGGCGAGCATTTCGGCGGACGGGTACACCTGGCATACGGTCTGGTCGGGCACCCGGACCACGCACCTGACGCCGGATCAGGTGGGTTTCTTCGTCAACGGCAATACGGTGGCGGCGGCCGGCACCCTGCTCCATTGGCGGGAGACATGAGATGGGTGAGTCGCCGATGGGTGGTGTTCCGCTGGGAGCCTTGCGAGCGGCTTCCGGTGGCGAGACGGAGCGGTTGCAGAGAGGTCGCAGGGTGCGTCGGGAGCCGTTCCGACCGACACCCGACGGTCCGACGGTGAGACGGGACCGGGCGATACGGATGAGTGATTTCCCCGAAGCGAAGCGAATGTCGGCCAGGAGGCAATCGACGGCAGTCAGGCGGGAACCCGTTTTCGAGTACGAATGGTAGGAGGAGGCAGAGATGTCGGGAGTACGTTTTCGGGCGCGCACCGCTCCGATCGCCACGGGGACCAGTGCCAAGACGATCATGCAGATTATCGCCGCCAGCAACCACGGCGTGCATATCAACGAGTGGAGTGTTTCCTTCGCCGGAACCTCCAACACCGCTGCGCCGATCCGGGTCGATGTCATGCGGCAGACGACCGCCGGCACCATGGGCACTTCCAACAGCACCATCGTCAAGGATCCCGACGACAGTGATGAGACGCTGCAGACCACGGTGACCGACAGCAGTTCGGGCGAGCCGACGGCGGGTGACATTCTGGATACCCAGTATGTCCATCCGCAGACCGGTTACACCTGGCAGGCACCCTTCGGCGGCGCCATCAAGATCGGCGGCGGCGATCGGTTGGGCATCCGGGTCACCGCGGGATCCGATGTCAACTGCGTGGTGTCGGTTCGCGGCGAAGAGTAACGAGTCGGGCAACTTCGGCTCATTTGATACAAAGTCGGGGGTGAGGTATGCCGGGTCCGTACATCTACGACCGGGTCAAGGAGACGACCACGACGACCGGAACCGGCACCTACACGTTGGCCGGTGCCGCGACCGGCTTTCGTTCGTTTTCGGCGGTAGGCAACGGCAACACCTGCTTCTACTGCGCCGAGAACGGGACCGATTGGGAAGTGGGGGTGGGCACTTATACGAGTCTGGGAACCACCCTGTCCCGCGACGAGATCCTGGCCTCGAGCAATTCGGGGTCGGCGGTCAACTGGTCGTCGGGGACCAAGAATATCTTCATCACCCATCCGGCCGCTTACATGCTCGAGCAGCAGATTCCTTCGGAGCCGGGCGGACGGTTGACGGTGACTTCGGGAACGGCGGTCACAACGACCGATGTGACATCGGCGGGCACGATCTATTACACGCCTCATCGCAACGGGCGGGTCGATCTGTGGAACGGACGGCGCTGGGTGACCGTGCTGTTCACCCAGAAGTCGATCGTCTTTCTCGGCCTGACATCGGGCAAGAACTACGACGTGTTCGGCTACCTGTCGTCGGGCGATCTGGCGATCGAGGCGTTGGTCTGGACCGACGACACCAACCGGGCGACCGGCATCACGATGACCGACGGGTTGTGGACGAAATCCGGCGATCAGACCCGGCTGTATCTCGGCACGTTCCGCACCACGAGTACGACGACGACCGAAGATTCCAAGGCCAAGCGGTTCGTGTGGAACGCCTACAACCGGGTGCCGTACCGGGACTGGCGGGACGAGACTGCCAACAGTTGGACGGATGCCGGCAACGGAACGTGGTCGGCGATCAATGGCGGCAGTTCGGTTTGGAAACACGAGTTTGTCCGGGGTCTGAACGTCGAACCGATCAAGGGAACGGTTATCATGACCGGCGGCCCCTTTTACTCGTCAGCCGTCTCGCTCGACAGTTCCGGCGCTCCGGACCGAAGCAAGGGGAGTTTTGCCTATCAGGATGCCGCAGGCGCCGTTTCCTGCCCGGCAGTCTTTCTTGATTTTCCGAGTGTCGGCTATCACTACCTCCAAGGTGTCGAAACCACTTTCAACGCCACTTCGAGAACTGCTTACGGCGACAACGGAGCGACGGTTGGTGGCGGGATCGGCGGTATACAATCCGGGTTTGTCACCGAGGGCTTCCGATGAGCAAGGCATTGATAGTCGATAAGGCGTTGCGGGATGCCGGCATACCGATCGGCGGCGTCAGCGTTTCGGGATCCTCCGTCACGGTCGATTGGGGCACGGCCACGCAAGAGCAGATCACCCAGGGCTTGGTGATCATCGAGGCGACCGACATCAGTGATGATGCGTTTGAAGCCTGGAAGACGGCGCAACTGAAGGAGGAGGCGATCGCGGCATTGGCGGGCAGCAACGACTCGACCCGCCTGGCGACCCGAGCGGCGCTTCAGGTGATTCATGCTTCCATCGTCGAGGTACGGCAGACGCTCAACGCCCTGATCGATCATGTGAACTCGGGGACCGGAGTGCCGTCCAAACTGGCGATCCGGACTTTCGATCAGGCGGTCGCCGCCGTGGCGACGGTGATCAACCAGACCAATATCACGCCGTGAGGTAGCCCGTGTCTTTCGGCGCCGTTTCGGAACTTCCGGTATCGTCGATCCCGTTTGTCGATTCCGCCGCGCGGATCGCGATGCGGCGGATCGGCTCGTCGGTACGTTCCGAAACGCCCGTCCGCGGCGACAGCGCAAGACGGTATCTGCCGCCACCGACGGCTACGTTCGAGCGGTTGGCCGAGCGGCGGATCGTCCGGACGGCCGACGATACCATCGACAAGCAACCCGGCAAGGTACGGCGGACCGGATCGGTATCGGTGCCGGTCAACTTCTGCCGACCGACGCCGCACCGCAAGAGTCGCAAGCAATTCCACAGGCCGCTGCCGCCGGCTTGTGAAGGGTTCCTGATCCCTGTTCTGCAGACGATCAGGAGAACCGCCAAGGGGGACGGTCGGGAGGCATGGTGGCTGCCTCTCGGCCGGACCCTGAGGTGGGGCGAGATGCGGCAACCCGAGCCGTCGGCCGCGCTGACTCAGAGTCGGAGCCGCCACAAGGCCGCCTGCCCCCAACCCGAACCTTACCCCGGTGACGCTTTCCGAACCCGCGCTCCGGGACAGGAAGAGGAGATCGGCGGGCAGGCGGTCCTGGCGGGCCGGCGAACAACGGTCGGCGACCAGCCGCTGGCCGAGGCGAGGAACAGCCGAACCCGACGGCGGGTGCCGCTCTTCTACGAGCCGCCCCAGGTGCAGACCGGCCGGCGACTCTCTGTGTGCCAGGTGATGCCGACCAACTTCCAGGGATCGGCCAGGCGGGGCAGACTGTGGAATACGGGATTGTCGGCCGACGGCTCCGGGGAAACCTGTCCGCCGCGACCGATCCGGCCGGTCGAGCAGGATGACTATCGACCGGGGGCGGGGCAGGCCGAGGACAGTCGGCCGATCCGGTCGGAAGGCGACGACTATCGTCCGGGACGCCGGGACGAGTGCTGACTTTGTATCAAATGAGCCGAAGTTGAGGGGAACATGGCGTCGATCCAAGTAGCGACCTGGAAAGATCTGGTCGATCACCTGATGGACTTCCTCGGCGCGCATCCCGGCGGCGAGGCGAGACGCGATGCGCGGCGGTCGATCTTCAACTCGATGCGCGAACTGACCACGGGCCACAACTGGTCGTACTACTACCGCCAGGGACGCATCGTCACTTCGGCGCCGTATCTGACGGGCACGGTGAGTTACGACCACACGGGGGGAACCTACGAGCGGCTGGTGACCCTGACGGGAGGCTCGTTCCCGGCATGGGCGGCTCAGGGGCGCATCCTGATCGGAACAACCATCTACGAGGTGGCCGACCGCAAATCGGCGACGGAGATCACGCTGGCCATCCACAGTAATCCGGGAGCCGATGTCGCTTCGACCAGTTACACCCTCTACCGGGACGCCTATCCGTTGCCGGTCGATTGCCGATCGATCGGCATGATGATCATCGACAACTTCACGACCGACATCACCTTCGAGCATCCCTCCAGTATGCTCTCGCGGCAGCGGGTCTGGCGTGGTACGGCAACGCCGCGGTTTTACTCGGTTCTCGGTAGTCCCGACTTTTTGGGCACTCTGCAGTTGGGCGTCTTCCCGCCGCCGGATCAGGCATACGGCTTGTCGTTCGTCTACCAGCGACGGCCGAGGCAGTTGGCGGTCGAGGATCACCACCAGGGCAAGATCTCGACGACCGCCGGCTCCGCATCGGTGACCGGCTCGGGGACGGCTTTTACGAGCAAGTTGCAGGGTAGCGTCCTGCGGATCTCGCAAACCGCCGAACTGCCGACGGCTCCCTGGGGCAGCAATCCGCCCGCGGTCAGCCGTATCGTGGTAGCGGTCAACAGTGCCACGTCGCTGACGCTCGATGATACCGTTTCCGAGACGATGACCAATGTGCCCTACCTGATCTCCGATCCGGTGGACATCGAAGACGGCGCCATGATGACGGCGCTTCTGCGGTGTTGCGAGCGGCAGATGGGGGTGGCTCGCAGCAAGGAAGATCGTCAGATCCTCGAGAAGGCGTGGATCGACGCATTGATCCTGGCGCGCGAGGCCGACAGTCGGAGCTTCAAGGACGAGAACGTCGGCGGCCAGCAGCGGTGGCCTTATCGGCTGGCCAACTTCCCGCTGGGCGGCGATCGCTCGTAACTTCGGCTCATTTGATACAAAGTCGGGGTTTGTCATGCGAGAAGAGCGGCGGACGGTGGAGATTCGGGACTTCCCCGGCATGGCGATCCGGATCGATCCGGACGACATCGAGCCGGGGGCGGCGGTCATTCAGATCAACATGCAGAGTACCCTGCCGGGCAAGTTGACGCTGCGTCCGGGGATGGTGCCGGTCACGTTCGAGGAAGAGTGAAATGTTCCAGGGACACTGCGAACTCGACGAAACGATGAGCCTGTACTTCCAGGTAGCCACCTCGTCCGGTGTGGCGGTCAATGCCGACAGCCTGCCGACCTGGAGAGTCTACGGACCCGACGGCGCGCTGACCGCGGCGACGGGCAGCGCCTCTTTCGGCGACTCCGGGTCGGTGACGGCGGCTTCCAATGCCTCGCCCATCGTCATCACCTCGACGGCTCACGGCTTGAGTACGGGGTCGCGGGTGACCGTCAGCGGGGTGGGCGGCAACACGGCGGCCAACGGGACGTTCACCATCACCAGGGTGTCGGCCGACACTTTCAGTCTCGATTCCTCGACGGGTAACGGTTCGTACACCTCCGGAGGCACCTGGAACGTGACGGGGCTGTACAAGGTGACGGTCGATTGCACCGAGGCCAACGGCTTCGAGGAAGGCGTCAACTACCAAATCCTTCTGACCGGCGCCGTCTCTTCCGCGGTATTCGGACAGCTTTCGTCCTGGGGGGTCGGCTGATGGATACGGGAGTCCGGAGACAGGGTGAAGATTTCGCCTGCATCGTTCTCTGCACCAACGCCTCGGGAGTGCCGACCGATCCGGATTCCTGCCCGACCTGGGAGTTGTATTCGGGCGATTCGCCGGTTCTGGTCGGCAAGGCACCGATCATCGACAAGCAGGCGACTACGGGGCTGTTCGAGGTGCGATTCCTGCTTGACGAGACGACGCCGGTCGGCACTTATCTGCTGATCGTCCGCTGGAAGATCTCTTCGCACAACGGGGTGCGGATCCTGCGGTTCCGGGTGGTCGCGGGCGGCAAGGCCGGGGGTATACCGATCTCGATGGCCTGGTGGCGATTGCCCGAGGCGGATCGGCTGATTCGCCAGACAACGGCCGGCAGGCTGATGGAAGGACGCAACCCGAGGAGATAGCGATGATCACCGATCTGAAGTTGGCCGGCGAATTCGAGCTTACGGCGCGCGACAAGGACGGCCGGATGCTCTGGCTCGACAAGGCGATGAACGGCATCGTGACCGACGGACTGACCGACGCGCTACGAGCCGTCTTCGCCACGGGAACGCAGCGAAGTTGGTACTTCGGCCTGATCGGAGCGACCGGCTTCACGGCGCTTGCGGCGGCCGACACCATGGCTTCGCATTCGGGCTGGACGGAGTTGACCGGCTACTCCTCGTCCACCCGACCGGCCTTCTCGCCGACCATCTCCGAGGCGTTGGCTTTCAATCCGACGCCGATCTCCTTTACGGCGACGACTTCGCTGCGGATCAAGGGGATCTTCATCGCCTCCGACAGCACCAAGGGCGGCTCGTCGGGCATCCTCTGGTCAACGGCGCAACTGACCATCATCCGGGATCTGATCGTCGGGCAGTCGCTCGAACTGACTTACCGGCTGCGAGCCTCGGGGGGAGCATGAGACGTTGGCTGATCCCGAGCCTGGCGGTCCGGCTGACTGCCAGAAACCATCCGATGCCGCCGGAAGTCTTCCGATCCTGTCGGAACCGGAGCTTCACGGCACTCGACGGCTTGCAGGAAACCATCGAGCAGACTGCCGTGTTCAGTCAGACCGCCAGGACACCCGGCGGTCCGTTGGCGACTTCGAGATACCGCAGGTAACTTCGGCTCATTTGATACAAAGTTGAGGGTGAGGTATGCCGGACAGTTTCGTTACCACGCCCGACGGTCTGCTTCTGGTGGCCAACGGAATCGATCCGGTCCTGGTCTGGGACGGCTTGCAGGGTGCCCCGACCGTCGCCGGCATGACGGCGCCTGTTGCTGCTCCGACCTTTGCGGGGTCCGGCTCCGGATCGATCACCGGCACTTACTACGCCTTCCTGCGGTTTGTTGATTTCTACGGCAACTTCTCGCCGCTCTCCCCTGTCTCCACGGCGGTCACCGTCTCGGCGGTCGGCACCATCACCTACTCTTCGGTCGAGGCGCCGATTCAGGAGAAGGTGGTACGTCGGCAGATCCTCCGCAACACGGCGGGTCAGGCCGATGTCTTCTACGTCGATGTCGATACCACCGATCTGACCAGCACTTCGTTTGCCTCGACCAAGACCGATTCTTTGCTGGCGGCAAGCGACTACCAGTCGCTCTTCGACGAGAACGATCGGGATCTCTCGACGGTCAACAATCCGCCACCTTCGGACAAGGCGATTCTGGCGGTGCATCTCGATCGGGTCTTTCTGGCCGGCGAGGAGGAGTACACGGTCGGCTGTATCAGCCTGACGGCCGGCTC